TTACGTCGGTTTGAACCTACCGCTTGCCAAGTTCTCGAGCGCCATTCCCGCCCAGCCCTCCTCCGGCATCGTATGCGAAGCGACAATCTCATTGAGCGCCTTCACCGCTGGTTCTCTCGCGAAACCCAGGCATCGACAGGCCGCCTCGTAGCGAACGCGCATGTTCTCATCTTGCAGCAGAGTAAGAAGGGACCGCCGGGCACCCAAGCCTCGTGCTCTCAACTCTGAATCGATCCTCTCAATCTTCTGATAGAGTCGAGTATATTCATTCGTGTTGCTGTCCATGAGCGCTGTCTGCTGCTCAAGAGCGTATTCTCGGAATTGCTTAGCGAGATCCGCATCGGTGAGATTAGCTAATTCGCTGCCGGTCATTTTAGTACTCCAAACTTCCGCAGGATTTTCAACCCCTCCTGATACTGCTCCTCGAAGCTCTTCCCGCGGAGAAAATCTCTTGGCGACAGGCCCCCATATGCTGGATTGGGGGTGGAGTAGTAGTCGGAAATATCGCGATGAACGGACATGCGGAGGCTCCTCGCGCGCGGAGTAGAACGCGCGGTTCAATCAGCGAAGGGATTTCGGAGGTGGCCTAAGCGGGAGTTGACTGACGGCCTGGCCTCAAGGCACTCGCCGGCACGCGCGCAGCTCCGCGCGCTCGCGGCCGTAGTCGATGATCATGTCGGCGAGGATCGAGCCCGCGGGCAGCGCCAACAGCTCGCGAGCGGCGCGGGCTTCCTCGTTGGCGGCGTAGGATCTGGGCTCGGGACACAGGCTCGCGGCCGGCGGCGCGGTGAGGTTCGAGCAAGCGGCGGCGAACGCCGCGAGGGCGAGCGCCGGGATTTCCCAGGGGAGGCGCATCAGAATTTTCCCTCTCTGAGGCGAGCGGCCGTTTCTTCGGCGCTCGCCGGCGCTTGCGTAGCGGCATCCCGCTCGGCTGCAAGCACTCGGACCTCCGCGGTCTTCGCCGTGTCATCGCCAGCGAGCCACGCCAGGGATCGCAGCGCGAGCCGCTTGAGCCACGCGCTCATCGAGCCTCCTTCGGCACCGCCGCGGGCGCCCCGATCTCCGCCCGCCGTGCCCGCACATTCTCGATCACGGCTGTGTCGAGCTCGGTCGCTTTGACGGCGATGTTGAGCGCGACGCCGAGGGTGGCGCTGGCGACGGCCGTGCAGCCGGCGGTGCCGGCGCTGGCCAGCAGGACCAGCGCCGCCGCCAGGGACCGGGCACCCCTCACGGCTTGAGCGCCACGGCCGGCGGAGCGCTCGCCGCCTGCAGCGCGATGGCGATCGCGGGATCCTGCCGGACGCTCGCCTTGACGGTGGAGACGGTGCTCAGCGCCACCTTGAGGGTCGAGGCGGGATCGGTGGCGGGCGTGGCGCAGAGCGCGTCGGTGGCGTTCATCGCCTTCGCCTCGTCGCCGGACGTGGCGGCCACCTTGGGCGAGATCGCCGCGGCCACCTGGTAGAAGCCGTTGAGAATTGACGCGGCGCCGCAGCCCTTCTGCGCCATCTGCACCGTGACCACCGCGCCGGTTTGCGCGACGGTGGCGAGATCGGTCAGGCCCTGGGAGATGCCGGCGACGTCGCCGTTGAAGTCGTCGACGAGCTTCTTGACCTTCGTATTGAAGGCGTCGAAATCGGCTTGCACGCTGGTCGGCGCGCAAGCCGCGAGGATGGCCGTGGCCGCGAGCGCAAACGCGCCCGCACGGAGGGTCCGCTTCATGTGACAGGTCCTTCTGTTGGGGTTGGGTAACGCTCCGCGCGCGACTGGGTTGCGCGACTGGGTTGGTGGGCGGCAGTCGCGCGCGGACAAAAATCCGCTTACGCGCGCAGCCGGGTTGGTGGGCGGCGGCTGCGCGCGGACGAAAAACTCGCTTACGCGCGCAGCCGGGTTGGCGGGCGGCGGCGGCGCGTGGAAAATCAAGTTTCCGGGATCAAGAATCCCGCGAGCCCGCTCAGGGCGATGCCGGCGTCGACGATGTGCTGCCAGAGGCCGGGGTCGATGCTGACGTGCACCCCCGCGAGCAAGCCCGCGAAGGCCGCCCAAGTGCTCGCCTCGCCGAGGCGCGTGATTGCGTATCTCAGAATGCTCATGATGCTCCTCTCTGTTGAGACAAGAAGGATCGCCGCGCCGGCGGAACCGGCACGCGATGCGTCGGTGCTCGCCGCGCCTCAGCCGTAGGCGCGCGCGAGCCAGCCTTGGAGAAAGCGCTGCTCGGCGGGATGCAGCGCGGCGATCACGCGGTAGTGGCCGGCAACCTCGCTGCGAAGCGCGGCGACGAGAGCGCCCGGATCGGCCTCGGCCACCGCGGCTCGCGTCGCCAGGCCGAGCACGCCGTCCTCGGCGACGGTGGCGCCGGTCGCGCGCAGCGCCCGCTGAAGGGCACGGTGCACGGGTTCGGCGCCGATGTTGACGCCGATATCGAGGAGCTTCGCACCGATGGACGGCGGGAAATCCGCCCAGCCGTAGCGCAGCCACCAGTCCCGCCGATAGATCTCCTTGGCCTGCTCGGGCGTGAGGGCGCGGATGCCTGCGGCACCGAGCTCCGGGTAACTGCGCAGCGAGATGCCGTGGTTGGTGACGCCGCCGGGATCGGCGGGGTCGTCGACCAAGCCGCCCTCGTGGGCGAGGACGATCTCGACCGCGCGCTCGAATCTCGCATCGTCGCTCATCCGAGCCTGCCCAATCGCAAGGCCAGCGTGGCCACGAGGCCGGCCATGCCCAGGATCGTGGCGCCGGCGGCCGAGAGCACCATGACCTCGAGCCGGGTCACGCGGTGCGCGGTGTCGCGGAGCATGGCGAGGATGCTGGCGTAGCGCTCGGCGCAGACCGCCTCGTGCACGGTCATGCGCGTCTCCAATGCGGCGGGATCGTCGGACCAGTCGGGAAGGGATAGGCTCATGGCGACCACACGATTGAATCGAGATCGGCCCGGGCGGTGGCGGCGGACACCTGGTCGAGGAGGCGCGCGAGCTTCCGTTGGGCGGCGACGATGGCGCTCTTGCCGTCGGCGCCGGCTCCCTGGATCTGCGCGGCGGTGTGATCGCGCATCGCCCAGACGCCGGCGGTATCGGCGCACCAGACCGGCGTCGTCCAATCCGCGGGCAGACCCGGCAGCAACGACGCCACGACCGCGGCGATCATGTTGCGCTGGTCGATCTCGTCCGCGGGATAGGTGCAGGGCGCGCCGAGCGCGTCGGAGCCGTATCCATTGCGGATCTCCTGCTGACAGGCCGCGCGCAAGGCGGCGGCCTTGCGGTTGCGGCATTGGCCGAACGTCGGCAGCTCGGCTTCCGTGGTGAAGATCAGATTGCCGGCTGCCGCAGGCAGTGCCTCGCGCGCGATCTGCGCGAGCGCCGCGGCGAGGTCCATGCGTTGCCCGAGGGTCAACTGCAGCACCCAGGGATCGGGCACGTGGTACTCGAGCCCGGGATCGCCGGGGAGGTCGTAGACGATGACATTCATGGATTGCCTTCAGGAGTGATCTCATTCGCCCGTTGTCGTCATGCCCGCGCTTGTCCCACGGCTGTCCGGTTCGGCGAATCAGGTTGTGCGATCTCAGACTCAGCACCCTCTAGAATCGTCATGCGCGGACTTGTTCCGCGCATCCACGTGTTCTTCCCCGCCAAAAGAACACGTGGATGGCCGTGACAAGCACGGCCATGACGACAATGGGGTGAAGGACACTGAGCACGGACTCGCTGGCGCTCTGCTGAAATCCGAACCGGACAGCCGTGGGACAAGCCCGGTCATGACGATTCTGAAGTGTGGTTGTCGCGAGGAAAGCTCCGTCCCGCCTGTCGACTCAGAGCCTCGCGTCCGCGACGAGCTGCACGGCGAGGCGTTGGCCCGCCGCCGAGCCCGCGGGGGTCGTCATGTTGAAGGAAGCGCCCCACTCGCTCACGATGTCGGCGGCGCTGGCGGAGCAGTCGCTGTTGGTGTCGAGATTGCGGACCTGGGCGTTGGCGGCGCTGGGATTGAACAGCGTGAGGCTCGGCGCCCTGATCATGCGCGTGGGGAAGCTCCAGAACGCGCCTTTCTGCGCGGTGGAAGCCCCCACACCCTGCGTCGCCACCAGCGCGCCCGCGGTGCCCGCGTTCTGCGCGGGCGCGGTCGCCAGCGGAAACGTCTTGGCGTAGTAACGCTGTGCCCGCTCGAGCTCGTCGCCGAAGCCGGAGCGGCCGTAGAAGCTCGCGACCTGCCCGCCCTCGAGCTGCACGTCGCCGATGCGGAGGTTCTTGGCGGACAGACCCGTTGGCAAGACGAACTGCAGCTCCAGGCAAAGCCCGTTGCGCGCGTTCGTGAGACTGTCGAGCTGGAACGCGTTTCCAGCGCCGTCCCACCAGAGCTGGGTCACCACGCCCGAGGCCAGGCTCTGCGCGGCGCCGGTGAGCGAGTTCGACATGCTGGAAAAGTTGTCGGCCGCATCCGCCGAGCGCAGGACCGGCGTTATGGTGACGGCGGAGCCGCTGTCCTGGAAGGCGAGCAAGCCAACGGAGGCGAAGGGGTGCGCGGGCGCGCCGTATTGGAACGGCGTGGAGAGCAGGTCGCGGACGTGGCGGCTCTCCATCTTGGTGCGGAACGCCACGGTGACGGCGCCGGTGGTGCCGAGATTGGCCGTGCCGATCGCCACCTGCGCGGGGAAATTGCCGTCGGCGATCTGGCCGAAGCTGCCCGACGAGTTCGCGGCGGTATAGGACTGCGCCTCCCAGAGGTCGAGGATGTACTGCCACAAGCCCGAGAGCGCGGCGGAAGCGACGAGCTGATTGACCTGGCCGTCGCCGTTCACGTTCCGCCGCTTGCCCCAGGCGCCCTGCAGCGCCGCGGTGTCGGCATCGATGGCCGCCTTGTAGGCCGACCCGGTCTGCGTCGTCATGTTCGTGGGCTGAAACGGCATCGGCTAACTCCTTGGAATAATTGCCACCATTGGCATTAAGGTTGGCGGCCCGGCTTGAGCCGGAGGGCGCCGGATTGCTTGACATCCAGGCCTGTGCACGGCGGAATGCGCGCCGTCGGCGGACCGCGCCCCGCAGGCCCCGATTGCGCACCTTCGGCAGAGCATCCGCGATCTCATGATGAACACCGCCGCCTCGCAGGATCCCGGATCGATTCGGGACGTGAAAGCAGTAGGAGCTTTCGTGTGGGGCGTGGCGCTGGTGGCGGCCGCCTCGCTCATCGGCGGCCTCGTCATATTCGAGAGCGCGTCCTTTCTCGGCTTCGCGATCAATGGCGATACGCTGCACCTCGCGCTCGCGGTCTGGGACTATTCGGCTCACGACTACGCGCGCGAGGGATTCTCGATCTCGCGCGTGCCGAGCCTGGTCCCGGATATCGCGGTTTACGGCATGGTTCAGCTCGCGACCGGCAGCTGGCGTCTTGCCTCGCTCGCCTTCGGAGTCTTGTCGCTCATCGGCCTCGCCACGGCCGCGGGATATATCGTGCGCGAGATCGCGGGCGGCGCCTGGCGCACGGCGACACAGGCATTTCTCCTGCTGACGCTACTGATCCTCATGCTCGAGCTGCCCGTCACGGCGGCATCCGAGCACATGCACATCTTCCTACCGAACAATCACGGCGGGCCGTTCATCCTGGCGCTCGCCGCCTTGTGCGTCGTTTGGGTGTGGCTCCAGCGACCCACGAACGGCAAGCTCCTGCTGCTCCTCGCGCTCGTCACCGCGGGCGTGCTGTCGGACCTGCTCTTCGTCATCTCCTGCGTCGGCCCGACGATCGTCGCCCTCGCCTACTCCCTCGTCCGCCGCAAGATCGCGCCGCGGAGGGCGGTTCCGATCGTCGCTTGCCTCGCGCTCGGAACGCTCGCCGGCCGTGTGCTTGGCGGGTTCCTGGTCCACGACGGCGGCGTCAGCATCGACTGGGCCACGGTGCCGGTGCATGCGCGGGCATTTCTGGCGAGCGCCGGCGAGCTCGCCGCCGCGGCGCCTCTGACGGCGCTTGTGGCCTACGGGCTGCCGTTGGCGCTGTTCCTGTGCTCCCCCCTGCTCTTCCGCGCGCCGGCGACGCGGCCTCGCGCGCTCGACGCCGTCGAATACTGGTGGGTTCTGTCGGCCAGCAGCGTGCTCGCGACGCTCTTGGCGACGCCGCTGGTCTACGAAGGCACCTGGCACTACCGGTACATGATGCCGTTGCTGTGGTGGCCGATCGTTTGGACGAGCGCTCTCGTCGTGCGGGCGTTGGGCGCCGCGCGGAGCCCGGCCATTCCGGTAGGATTGACCGGCGTGGCGGCGGTGCTCGGGTTTGCCTATGTCTCGCCGGGTCTCCGGACGCCGGCGCTGCTCGCGTTGCATCATCCGCTCGAGGCCTGCCTGCTGGAGGGTCAGCGCACCCTTGGGCTCAAAGCGGGCCTGGGAGATTATTGGCACGCGCGCTACGTCGAGGCGTCCAGCGACTGGCGGCTCCAGATCGACCAGGTCGAGCCGGACGGCTCCGGCATGTGGTGGAGCAACGATCGATTCTGGTACACGCACGACGTCCACGACGGCGCGCGGCCGCCGGGCGAGCCGATGGCTTCGCCTCGGCCGCCGGAGTACAACTACATCATCATGGCGGATCTCGATGAGCGCGCGATCAAGAGCCACTACGGCGCTCCCGACCGAACGCTCGACTGCGGCGGCAGCGCGATCTGGGTTTACGACGATCCCGCGGCGGTCCGGCGGGCGCTCGTGCGGACCTCGCCGCCGCTCTACGCCACGTTCCTCGAGGCGGGCCAGGGCATCGACCGGATCTGCATCCCCGCCGACCGGTTCGCGAGCGCCTCGCGCGCGAGCGGCCCCGAGCGTCTCGCCCCCTTGGAGGGCCCGCTCGAGGCGCGCGTGGAAACCGCCGACGACCGCCGGCCCCGGACCTGGGGCCCCGCCTTCGGATTGCCGAGCGGGCGATGGACCATCGCGCTCGACTACAGCCTCGTTTCCGATATGCCCGGCCGCGACCGCTGGGACATCTCGACCGGCTGGGGCTACAAAACCATCTATGAGGCCACCCTCGCGCCCACCGGCGGCGAGACGCGAACCGTCCAGACCGAGATCGACCTCGAGACACCCGCGCAGGGCATCGAGATCCGAACCTTCCTGGCCGGCACGGGCACCGTCGCAATCCGCGGCGCAGAGATTGCGCGGGCGGGTGCGGGCGGGCGGGCGGATTGCGACAATTGAAGCCCGCAAATACAACTCGAGCACCTGTTTGGTAGGCGAGAGCCACCCGGTGCGCAGGCATGTTTGCGTTGAGCACCTGCAGGCCGTAGCACATGGTTGTCTAGAGTTGACAGGCGTCGCGACCCGCTGAATGGTTCAAGGCACTGCCATGGAGAAACTCGCGCGACACGGAGTGGCCTTCCGCTCACAGCCGGGCACCGGATACTCGGGCACATGTTAGACGCGGTTCGGCTCTGGACTCCATTTCATATCGCCACCAGCCGCCGAAGGCTCCTCGTTCTAAAGCTGGATCATCTCGGTGACTTTATTATCGCGGTGCCTGCAATGCGGGCCTTGCGCGATCATTTTCCCGGTGACGAAATCACTCTTGTGTGCGGCTCTTGGAATAAGAGCCTGGCCGAGAGCACGGGGCTATTCGACACGATTGTCGGTTATGATTTTTTCCCACCAAACGGCTCGCAACGAATAGGTGTTACCCAGCCTCATAGCGAGTTTCTGACCGGTACTCGCGGTGAGTACGACATTGCTGTGGATCTCAGAGTCGACGGAGACACAAGATTCTTGCTTTCCCACGTCAACGCGAAGGTGAGATGCGGTATAGGAGCGGAGTACGAGTTCCCCTATCTCGATATCGCTCTACCAAAGCCAAGCCGTGGTCGCCTATTGGACGCGGCTAAGGCCCAGCATGCGTTCAGCGCCGGAGACTTTATATCGAACGTGTTGGTGTCGCACCCCCTGCACTGGGAGACGGATTTTAGCCGGACAGATTGCTGTGTCATCTTTGGACCCTACGCAACGCTGCCAATCGGTGCGTACCAGGCCACATTCCATTTTGGCGCATCCGGTCTTGGGCTCGCGAGCTCTCTTTGTAGGATTGAACTTGACGTTGCCAATCGCACCCTACCCATCGCAACGTTGCGTCTCGGACGCCGCCACCTCCGTACCGGCAGTGCGATACTCACCTTCACGAACCCGGACGAGCATGGCGCTATAGAGTTTCGCGTCTCTACGCACGGGCGACCCGCGGCAGGCGCTTTTCGGTTCTTCGGCGTAACCGTTGAGAGTGCTTCATCTGACCTCGACATTCGATCTCGACAGTGGTCTCGGCTATTGCACCGGGGAGAATGTGTATCCCTTCTTGTTAGTCTTCTGGCCGAAAGAACTAGGCCATCGGGCACGCGAAGAACGCTTACCAAGCGCAGGACTGCGGATGATGTGCTTTGCGAGGAAGTGCGCGCAATCGTCGAGACGCCTGGAGCGATCTTCATCGCACCGATCAGCAGGTCACCGATCAAAGATTGGCCCCTGCCGAACTACGCGGCACTGATTCGTCTGATATTGAATCAGAACAACCGCGTCGTTCTTCTCGGTACCGATGATCAGCGGGACGCGCTTGATGCGATCGGCGGTCCCGAACTATGGAGCGATCCTCGCCTATCGAATCTGGCGGGGAAGACGCCATGGGCGGCGCTGCCGATGTTATTTCAAGGCGCTGCACTAGTAATTTCTGGCAATTCCGGCGTTGCACACTTCGCAGCGGCATGCGGAGCACCCATCCTCGCAATTTTTTCTGGAACCCACACTCCGGAAGAATGGGGACCTCGAGGCGACGCAGTTGCGCTAACTATTACTGCCGACGTTCCCTGCTCACCGTGCGGCTTTGACGACATCAAGCATTGCATCTACCAGCATCGGTGCATGACCACGATTACACCTGAGATGGTATTCGATAAGGTGGCTCAACTCCTCAGCTTACCCTGAACGACAAGCCGCAATGAAGAGAGTGATCGACCTATTCGGAGGTACCACGAGTTTTGCTCAAGGCGTTCAATCCAGCATTAGCCAATCGGACGCTGGTCGAATTCATTATTGGATCGATCAGACTTGCGAGTTTGAGGAAAACAACGGCATCCAGCGAGTCTGTCGATACCTGGCACGCGGTTTGGAGGAGCTTGGTCAACAGTTAGCATTCAGATGCTGGTCAGATCAGAAACGGCGCGCGACGTTCTGTACCCGACGGCAACTGCGAAAATTCGGGCGCTGGAACGGACCACGGCTCGGCGGTAAATCAGCTCCGGGTGGACCAGCGTGGTGGCTTGACCAAGTGCATGCGCCCCAACCAGGGGAGTGGCTTTTGGTTCCAGAGGTTACGTATGGGCGCACGACCAAATCGGGAGGGCACGAGCCTCGCTCCACGGATCTCGCATCAACACTCATCGACGATGCACGCTCGCGCGGACTGAAGATCGCCTTCTTGTTTTACGATCTTCTGCCTCTAATGATTCACGACGATCCACTTCGTAAATTGCATGAACAATACGTCAAGAGTATCGCGCGGGCCGATCTAATTCTTCCGATATCACATTATGCTTCTGGGACTCTGGTTGAGTATTTCTCTAAGACGCTCGGTTTCACTCTAGACGAGCTTCCTCGCATAACAACTTGTCCACTTGCCGACGAATATGTGGGATGGGAGCGGGTTACCGAAGTCAGAGAACCTACCGCGAACCCCATCGAGATCCTGTGTGTTGCCACGATATCGCCGCGCAAGAATCAGATACGACTGCTACAGGCATTTAATGCGTTCTGCCGCGAGCATCCAGAGATCGATGTACGCTTGACCTTGATTGGGCATTTCTATCAGCCAGCCTCCGATGAAATCGAGCTTGCCGTCAAGGCAAACTCGAGAACAAGGCTCATCGGCTTCTTGCCGGATCTTGAAGTCATCCAGAGTTATCAACGAGCTCACTTCTCTGTATTTCCATCCGTCGGAGAGGGCTACGGGCTACCGATCGTAGAGAGCCTGTGGCTGGGCAAACCCTGCCTCTGCGCAAACTTTGGTTCTATGGCGGAACTCGCCTCACCAGGCGGCTGTCTCTCAGTCGACACTAGATCGGTGGACGAGTTGAAGGAAGCGCTGACTCGCTTGATCCTCGACCAGTCGTTGCGTGCAAGACTCACGAAAGAAGCGGTGACTCGACCAATGAGGACTTGGCTCGAATATGCTGATTCCGTGCTTGCTGCGCTGAGCCAAACTTAGATGCGATGCCGCTAAATGTCGTCGTACCAGCCGATGGTCGTTGCGTTAAATGTCACGCTTGCCACGTTCGTATTCGCTGCGATTTGCTGGGCGGTATTCGTGCGCAACTCGATCCGCCCGTTCCACTGGCGACCAGATGTCACTACGCTTGCATTTCCGTCTGTCGGACTGAGAGAATCCGGCTCCATAAAACCTACGACGCAAAGTGTGCCGGGTATGGTGATGTTGAGGATCGCGCGCACTTTTATGCCACTCGGCAAGCTTGCCAGAGTGAACAAGCTCGGAGTACCCGTTGGAACCGCAGCACCATTTTGATCTCGCGGCGCACTCGCCCAGAGGTACTGTCGGATAGTGCCCGTCCCATACTGCGTGAACGCCAGTATATGCGCGCTTCCGTCGGTCTTGAACGAGCCGATGCGGCGCTTTTTCGTGTAGCTGGTGGGGAGCGTGGGGGCGGTCGCGGAGGTCGAGCAGAGCTCGTCGACGACACCGGTGTCCGTCCGCTCGATCACGAAGAGATGGTACCAGGTCGCGGTCGCGACCGAGCCGCTGTCGAGGCAGCCGTTGCCGCCGCCGACCGCCCAGGCCGCGGTGCTCTTGGTGAAGCTCGCGAGCTTCATCATCGCGGTGGCGTCGTCGGAGGTGGCGACGCCGGCCGAGGTATCGATGACCGTGGTCGGGCTGGTGCCGTCGTTCGAGAGCGCGAGCCCGCCGATATGGCCCTGCAGCAGCGAGGCGAGGCTGCCGCCGCCGGGCGCCAGCGTCGGGTTCGGGTAGGTCCCCGCGAGATCGCCGCCCGCCGCGCCCGTCGGCGGCAGCGCCGCGGGCTTGCTCGAGAGGTCGGCGTAGCTGCCGCTGGTCGCGACCGTCGCGAGGCCAAGCGTGGTCTTCGCCGTCACCGTGGTCCCGTCGGTGCCGAGGATGCAGGTGAGATACGCGACGAGATTGGTCAGGTTCGTCTTGAACTGGCCCTGCGTCGTGACCGCCGAGGTGAAGTTCCCCGCGGGCGGCAGCGAGGTCGGACAGGTCACCTGAGCCCGGGCGGGCCCGGGGCCGCCGCCGATCACCAAGACGGCGGCAAGCGTGAGCATGAGCGCGGCGGTCGCCGCGAGCGTGCGCTTCATGGCCATGGATTTTCCCTCAATCATGCGCGGACCAATTGATGCTCCCGCCGGCGTCCGAGCCGGCGGTATTGAAAACGTGCGCCGTAAAGCCATTGGCATCGACGGCCACCGCGCTCGCCGTACCCGCGCCGCAGCCGGCGACCGACGCCACGGTGACGGTCACCGCCGGCGGCGCCAGGAAATTCGTGTTGGCGAAATTGATCCGCTGACCGCCCGCCGTGACCGGGACTCCGTTGGCACCGTCGGCGAGCGGCGGCTGATCCACCACGGGCGTGAACTGCTGGATGATCGGCAGCCCGTCCGACGTGTTCACCACCAGCTGCTGCTGCACGAAGGTCGTGAGGATCGTGCCCTTGGTCCAGAGTGTCCAGCCGGTGAGGCCGGTCCACATGAGCGTGGTCGGGTCCGCCGCCCACATCGCCGTCGTCGGATCCGATGCCCACATCGGCGGATCGCCGCCGAGGTTCTGCGACCAGCGGATATAGAGCAGCGGGTTCGCCTTGCCGAGCACCCCGGGCCCGAGCGCCGCCGCCATCGCCGCCCACACCCGCAAGAGCGCGAGCTTGGTGAAGGGCACGGCCGGCGCCGTATAGGTCGCCTGCGCCACCGGATTCCAGACGAACGTGTCGAACACCGCGAAGCCGGTGTCTGCGCTCGCATGGCTCGTGCTGTCCGGCACCAGCACGCCCGTGTAGTGCGCGACGAAGCCGGAGGCCACGCCCGCGCTCCATGCCGGCGCCTGCGGCAGCGACGACACCGGCCCATAGGTGTTGACCACCTGCAGCGAGGTCGTCGTGGTCAGCGGCGAGAGCTGGCTCGCCACGTCCCGCGCGCGCACCGCGAAGGTCCAGGTGCCCGCGGGCACGGACGCATTCGTCATCTCGGTGCTCTTGGCCGCTTCCGTGAGCGGCAGCATCGCGTCCCAGCTCGCGACGCCGAAGGGTCCGTAGCGGATGTCGTAGCCGACCACCGCGTTGTCGCCGACCGACGCCCAGCTGAAGGTCACGACCTCGCCGTTCTGCACGGCGGAGAAGTTGGCGACGTTCGGCGGCGGCGGCGGCGCCGGCAGCGTGATCTGCGTCGACGAGACCTGCGCCAGCGTCTGCGCGCCGCCGCCATAGATGTTGAACGCCGGGAACTTCAGATAGAGTGTCTTGCCGATCTGGTCGGCGGTGTAGGGGATCGAGACGATCGAGCTGTCGAGCCGCGCGAAACCCGCGCCCGAGAGGTGTTGCCCCACCGTCGTGCCATAGGCGCCGCGCCGGAGATGGGTGAGACTGTACTGGTTGCCCGCGACCAGCGTCGCGGTCTCGTAGCTCACGAGCTCGCCGTCGACATAGCAGAGCGTGTGATAGCCGTCGGCGTCCGCTTGAGTGCCCGAGAGCAGCGTGCCCGCGGACATCGAGAGATCGACGCCGAGCGTATCCGCGGTGTCGGGATCGCTGCCCGCGGGCAGCGTCGCCGTCAGCACGCCTTGCCGGCTGCCGCCGATGCTGTGCGCCGCCTGCTTGTAGGTATTGCCGTCCGACGACACCCAGACGTCGCAGCCGCCCCAATTGGCGCCGCCGGACACCACGATCCAGATCTCGAGGCCGAGCTGCGCCAGCGCCACCGGCGCCGCGAACACGATGGGCGGGTTCGTATTCGGCGGCGCCGCGTTGTAATTGGCGGCGTAACCGGAGCTCGTGCCGAACGCATAGAGCGCCGCCGACCCGGTCCCCGCCAGGTACTCCTCCGCGGCCACCTGCAGGTTTCCGGTGTCATCCTCGGTGATCTCGGTGATGCGGACCCATTGCTTGTTGAGGCCGAGCGCCGCGTCCGTCAGCGTCACGATGTCCATGGGGTCGAGCAGGATGTGCCGCTGCCCCAGCGTGAACTGATAGAGATTGCGCACGCTCTCGCGCTGCAGCTGAAGCTGCGCCGAGAGCCGCGCGGCCTGGGCGTCCGCGAAGAGATGCGCCTGGCGCGAGCCGTCGGTGCGCCGGCCGAACAAATCGATGGTCGCCTGGTCCAGCGCCTCCACGACCTCGGGATTGTACTGGTTGGCGCGATTGAGGAACTCGAGCTTGATGTCGTTGAGCGCGTCCGCGGGCCGCTTGCGCGTCACGACGATCGGATCGCTGTTGGTGCCGCTGCTGCCGGTGGCATTGCTGTTGGGCAGGAAATCGTCGTCCGTGAGGTCGTAGATCGGGGCGCTCGGCGGCGTATAGGTGAACCCGTTGCCGATTGCCAACTGATCGCCATAGGGCACCAGCGTGAGCTGGCCGCTCGTCCACACGAAGGCGCTGTTGGTGTTCTTCGCGATCTCGTCCAGCATCTGTGAGGCCGAGCGCTGGTCACTGTAGGCCGGCGAGATCCAGAGCCCCAACGCCAGCACGTAGGCCTGATAAGTCGCGAAGCTGCCGATGCGCGCCGCCGGAAAGCCCGCGCCGTAATCCACATTGGTCAGGAGATCGGCGATCACCTGCGAGGGATCGGCGTCGCTGCCATTGGGCGCGCTGCCGTAGAGCCGGCCGAAGACCTCGAAATTGTGGTTGGGCAGCGTCGGCGTGTCGTTGAGGCTGTAGGGATCGGCGGCGAGATAGGCGATCCCGGTATAGCCCAGCGCCTGCGCCGGAAACTTCGTCGTGAGCACGCCCCAGGGCGTCTGCGGATAGCCGCCGAGAAAGATCGAGAAGTTGAGCGACGCCGGCGTCATCACCTGCTTGTTGGCGTAGACCGTGTTGACGCCCGCGATCGGCCCCTCGCAGAGCCCGATCGCCACGCCGGTCTGGTAGGTGTAGGTGGTGCTGCCGCCGCTGCCGCCCTTGCCGCCGCCCCCGGCGACGCCGCCTTTCCCGCCGCCGGGCGGCGAGCTCGCGTGCGCGATCGCCTTGAAATCGCCGTACCAGACCAGATTGCCCGCGATGCGCGTCGACCCATAGACCAGCGGGATCGCCTTGCCGAGCGCCGAGGTCTGGATCTGCAGCCCCGATATCGCGGGATGCTGCTGGGTTTGCGGTGCGCCCGATTTTCCTCCGGAAAATCCCATTTAGTTTTCCTCGCGCGGCGAGCCGCCACGCCAACCCTCGCCGCGCGAGTAGCGCTGGAGTCCTTCCCCTCTCCCCTTGAGGGAGAGGGTTGCGAAGGCTTAGCGAGCGAAGCGAGCTTAGCCGTAGCTGGGTGAGGGGTCGGCTGGACTGTCTCAGGCCGTCAGCGCCAATAACTGAAAAACTTCCGCGGCCGAGGCTTGCGGACCTCGCCTTCGCCGATCTGTGCGAGCCAAGACGCCTTCTCGGCGTCCTCCAGCACGCAGATGCTGCCGACATAGGCGTGGATGACGATGGGCCAGGCCACGACGATGGCGCCGTGGCTGAAGCACCGCCCGAACTTCCAGACCACGATGTCCCCGGGCAGGACCTTACCCGCGCCGAGGGGTTGGCCGGCGGCACCGACGCCGGGATCAAAGTGCGCCGGGCCGTCGATCTCGCACGTATAGCGCCCGAGAATATCGAGGTAGCGCTCCTCGTCGCGATGCAGGTTCCAGTCCATCGGATAATGCGGCAGCACGACCGGCTCGATCAGCCCGACATTCGCGAACACGCCCACCAGGATCTGCGCGCAATCGACGCCATGCCCCTTGATCCGCGCCTCGTGGTGATAGGGTGTGCCGAGCCAGGACTCCGCCTCCGCGACGACAGCCAGGCGCTGCTGAAGCTCGAGAGAGGTCAT